GTCTGCTGAGAGACTGATTGTGCCAGTTGGTGCTACGCTGAGGAGGTGGCTGTTGCGGATGCCATACTCACCAATGTCATTGCGTATGTCGCCCGGTAGTGTCTCAGCAAAGCCGCTGTCTAGGAACTTGTGGCTATACAGTGGGAATGGACCCTTCTCTTTAGCCAACTCAATGGACGCACGGTAGCAACCGTCACGAATGGTACGCATGATCTCTTCCATTGTGTCCATGAAGTCAGGCGATCCATACGGGAAGCCCAGCGCCTCAATGGCATTAGCTACACCAGTGACACCCAGCCCCATGCGGCGCTTGTCTTTGGCTTCCTTCTCTTGTGCTGGCAGTGGGTAGACTGCACGGTCCACCACGTTATCCATGGCTCGAACTACATGCGGAATGTCAGCCTTCAGCTTCTCATAGTCGAAGGTTGCTGTGTCGCCACTTTGGATGCCATTGTGCTTGACGTACTTCACGAGGTTGAAGCTACCAAGGAGACATGCGCCATTGGGCGGCAGCGGCTGTTCTCCGCACGGGTTGGTGGCTGCAATAGTCTCACAATAGTGCAGGTTGTTCTTCTTGTTGATACGGTCGATGAAGAGGATGCCGGGTTCTGCCCAGTCCCAAGTCGAGCGCAAGATGTCATCCCACAGTGCTGTGGCACTCACAGTGCGATAGACCTGACCCTCGAACACCAAGTCAAAGTCTGCATCATCCTTGACTGCCTGCATGAACTCATCGGTCACACCAACACTCATGTTGAACTGTGTAAGCTCAGTGCTGTTGTTCTTAGCGCGGATGAATGTCTCGATGTCTGGGTGGTCAACACGCAGTACGGCCATCTGTGCGCCCCTACGGTGGCCTGCTGAGGCTATGGTCTTACACACAGCATCGAAGATACCCATGAAGCTCATAGGGCCTGAGCTTTTACTGTCGAGGGAGCGGATTAGGGAGCCATGGGGACGCAGGGTGCTGAAGTCATACCCAATGCCACCACCTAGCTGCATGGTCTTTGCTGCGTTTGCTGCTGCCTCCATAATGCCGTTCATACTGTCTTCGATAGTCATGGACACAAAGCAGTTGTAGGGTGTCACTCGCCGGGGAGCACCCATAGCACTCTGGACACGCCCAGCTGGTAGGAAGCGCATGTTGTAGAGGATGCCACGGAAGGCCTCGAAGTGATCCTCTCCATCTTTTAGTGCATCAGCTACACGGGTCATGGCCTCCTTGAAGGTCTCGCCCACTGAGCGGTACTTCATCTTGTGTATCTCCTCTGAGATACCAATAGATGGCCCGTAAATAGCTGTGCTGTTCATCATATTCATAGTTCGTTTCCCTCAATTTGGTTTATACGCATCTCGCAGTAGCGGATGGCTTTCTTTAGATCGGTGATCTCTGATTGTTCTGCGGTCTGATTGGGGTAGGATTTAGACCCGGCTCTGACTGCATATTTGACTATGTTGCCTATGTGGAAAGGCAGTTTGTTGGTCATGATAAAGGTGATTGGTTCTATAGCGTACTGTGTGTAGTGCTTAGGCTTCACAACGATGTCATCAGTTTCCATCAGCTAACATCCTCCCGATCATTTCACGGTCAGATACGATGTATATCTTAGAGCCAGCAGCTCCTCCGTTGTGCTCTGACACCTCAGTGATTGCCCCAGCAGCGACTAGCTTCCTAGCCATGTGGTAGACACAGTGAGCGCCGTTGTTCTCAAGTAGTGTTTTGAGGTCGAACTCACGCCCATAGGTGTAGTCGTAGAACCACCGAAGCATAGCGCGTCTGGCGCTCTTCTTGAGTGGCTTCTTGACTGTAGCCCAGTCGCCAGTTCTCTTGTCTGCAAGCGACAAATACGAGCGGTCTATCTGGCTCTCATGGCGAAGCATGGCTTGCCCCAGCATGAACTCCTGTTCGTCGTTAAGTTTACATTTGAATGCGACACTCATGTTCATCTTGTTGGCTCCCATAGTTTTACTGCCCCTGCATCATCATCCCAGTCCGTGTGGCGTAGGATTCGAGCAAGACGCGCTTGGGTCAGCGCGTAGTCAGCATCTAGTTTCTGCTTTTGGTAGGCGGCGACCACAGCATTCCATGTCGGGTGTGTGCCCAGCGCCTTTGCTGCTGTCTTTGGACCCATCGTGGGACACCCTGCGTAACCATCGGTTGGGTCTCCCGTCAGGGTCTGTGTGAGGAAGTAACTGTCAGCCTCAGCTTGGCTGATAGTCATCCTCTCGTTACTCTGCGGCCTGTAGAGCTTGCATGGGATACTCTTCATGTCCTTATCGTCGGACACGATGATGGCCTTAGTGTTGGGGATTGATCCTATGATGCCCATGACATCATCAGCCTCCAACTCATCGACTAACACATAGTCCCAAGTCTCTTTGACCCACTCGACCATAGCTGAGTAGCCCACAGGCTTGCGTGTCTTCTTACGCGCTGCCTTGTAGGTTGGCTCTACTTGCCGGCGAAAGTTCTTAGAGCCTGAGAGCGTGATGACTACATCGTCTGCATTGAGTGCCTGCTTGAAGCCATCGACCATGCTATTGAACACACGCTTGGCTGCTGACAGGTCAGTCGAGAGTGACCAGATGTCATCACCCCAGTCTGTCTCTTCTTCTACAGAAGTGGCAGCTCTAAAGAGGTACAGGTCGCCATCAATTAGCAGGGTGGGTTGGCTGTAGGATTTCTTTAAGTACGTCATCTATGTCTGCCTTTACTTCCATACCGACCTCTGTGATGCACCATCGGCGTCCCCAGCTATCGGTATCTACTTTTGTTGTGATGAAGCCCTCAGAGGCCGCTATGGCTATGTGCAACGCCCCGTCACGAGCGAAGTCAGATTTCACGGTGAAAGGGTTGCGCCATGCGCGGTCTAGGACGATGTAGAGAGACACAAGGTTCTCTATGTACTCATCAATTTCAGTGGGTCTCAAACCAAGTTCTTCCCACGGAATGCTCTGCGGCAATGGGGATTTTAAGGTTGAGAGTGCGGCCTGCTTCTTCCGCCATTCGTCGAGCGATATTACCGACATCTTCTGCTACTGCCTCGTTCTTGCAGGCGATCTGCAATTCATCGTGTATCCAACCTACGATGTACGAATTGTCGCCATGCTGTTTCTTGATTTCGTCATAGGTGAGGAGCACCCACCATTTGCTGACTAGGCTCCCACAGCTCTGTAGTAGCTGAGAGAGACATCTATGCTCTGACCTGATCTTGAGCTTCCGACCATCACAGGTCTTGATGTACCCACGAGCATAGGCTGCTTTTAGGTTCTTCTTGAGTGTGGCAAACGCTGGCACAGCCTTGTCATAGGCATCCTTGAGTTGCTTGCCACGGGCTCTGCCGCCACCAGCTATCTCTCCGATCAGTTGATCACCTCCACCATACAGCGTGGCATAGACCCACGTTTTCGCTTGGTCTCTAGTCTCAAGACCTGCTGCCTGTTGGTTGTAGCTGTGGATGTCACCTTCGAGTATCTGCTTGGCATACTCACCGCCATCATAAGGATGCAGATAAGAGGCAAGTGCTCTCAGCTCAATGCCACTAAGGTCAGCACCACAGAGCACCCAGCCCTCTGGCACACCAAATAGACTGCGGCACTGTTCGCCGTATGGAGACCGTGCGCTGGGCACCTGCCCAAGGTTGGGGGATGAGTGCGCCGCTCTGGTGCTGGTAGTAGCTAAAGGATCAATGCGGTGCCTAATGCGGCCATCTGCATCCACCTTCTTGAGCCATGCACCATTGCCCTCTGCCAACATCCCGATGCGCTTTTGGATCAGCTTGAAGTCAGCAAGACGCTTGGCTTCTGGGTACGGTAGTTTGACCAGCACATTCTCATCAATCTTAGCTTGGCCATTCGGAGTGAACTCCTTTGGCTTCCACTTGTACTTATCGACTAGGCAGCGCTGGATGTGGGGGTTGCTGTTGGGGTTGAAGTAGACAGTCTTCTTTTTGACGAACACTTCACCAGCCTTGTAACCCAGTGTCTTGTTGTCCCTCTTTGGCAAGAAGTCCTCTGTGACCTCCCAAGCTGGAAACAAGTCCTTGAGGTCTTCTTCGATGACATGACGCTTCTGTGCCAGCTCTGCGTAGAGTTCGCCTGCTGCCTTCTGGTCAAAGGTCCACCCGTTCTGCCCGATCTCATGACAGATAGAAGCCATGCGGTGTTCGAGGTAGATTGCTTGCTCAGAGGGCTCTGTCTTCATCAGGCTCTTGTAGAGAGCTGCTGTTACCTGAGTGTCTTGAACACAGTAAGAGAGCATGACTTCGCTGAAGGCATCCCAGCCGCCATCATAGTCATCCTTGAAGTCACCAAGCCTTAGACCCCAAGCCTTCAAGCTGTGGCGTCCCCAGAACTTCTTAGGGAACTTCTCTGCACTCCAGTTTCTCTCTGCATCATCGTTGAAGAGTTCGTGGTGTATCATCTTGCTAAGGATCAAGGTGTCTGTGATTTTACCTTTGATCTCGAAGTCTGGGTACACGATCTGAAGGGCAGGGTAGTCGTACAACACGAAGTTGTGGCCTATGACCTCACTAGCTGTCGATAAGAGGTGCAACCCATCCTCTAGGTTGTGTGGTCTGAAGGCTCTTACTTCATCAGTGTCTGGGCACCTAAGTACAATGCACCAGACTTTGCTTATGGTGTCCAACAGACCGTTGGACTCTATGTCTGCTATCCAGCGTTGTCCCATCACACACGCCCCCGAAGAGCTTTAGGCTTCTTTGGCTTTGTGTTGTTTGGTGCGCCGGTTGGTGACTTTGCTTTCCTAAATGGACCAAGAGGGTCAAGGTAAGGTCCAGTGTTATGGACTTTTACTTTTGGCATCTTCCTACTTTTTGACTTGCTCATCGGTCATCACCCGATCCACCAATCTTACCACGAGCCTTGCGGTCAGATAGTTTCTCTAGGTTCATGTGAGCGACCTCATTCAGTGAGATACCAAGGTCACGCGAAAGAGCCGCAATGTACCAAAGCACATCACCTAACTCACTTCCAATGTCAGCCCTCTGCTTGTCTGTAAGGTTGTCGGTGCCATCGAACCTTAGACCCTCGTCACGGATCAGCTTCTTGATCTTACCGCCTACCTCGCCTGCCTCATTCGCTAGGCCCAGCGCTGGGTATATCACACGCCACTTATAGATTGCAGTGGATGCTGTTTCCGCTTGATACTCATTCATACTT